CCTTACGGATGGCCTGGGACTAAAAATAAATTAAACCATATGGACCTTATGCGATGGATTGAAAAAATCAATCTACCATTTATGCCTCGTGACTATCAGTATGATGCTTTCATACATGCACTGGAAAACAAAAGAAGTGTTCTGGTGTCTCCTACGGGATCTGGAAAATCTTTCATCATCTATCTTCTTATTAGATGGTATCTTGATCGATGCAAAGACAAAAAAATATTGTTAATCGTTCCGACTACTAGTCTAGTTGAACAAATGTACTCAGACTTTACTAGTTATAATTTTGATGCAGAAAGTAACTGTCACCGCATTTATTCTGGTAAAGATAAAGACACAGAAAAACCTATAATAATTAGTACATGGCAGTCTATTCATAATTTAGGCACAAAGTGGTTCGAACAATTTGGTATGGCCATCGGTGATGAATGTCATGGTTTTAAAGCAAAATCCCTCTCGTCAATTATGAACAAATCATTAAATGCTGAGTATCGTTTTGGTACAACTGGTACTTTAGATGGCACCAGCGTCAACCAGATGGTCTTAGAGGGACTTTTTGGGCCAGTGCTTAGGGTTACTACTACTGCAAAACTACAAGAAGAAAAAACCTTAGCTAAATTAAACATTGATATAATAGTTTTAAGATATGACAAAGAAATTAAAAAAAACTTGTCTAATGCTACCTACCAAGAGGAAATTGATTTTTTAGTATCCTGTGATGCCCGTAATAAGTTTCTACGTAATTTAGCTTGCAGTCTGGATGGGAATACGCTTGTTCTTTTTAACTTGGTCGAAAAACATGGAAAAGTGTTGAGAGATATAATAGAAGACAAAATAGAGGATGGGAGAAGATTATTTTATGTATCTGGAGAAACTAAAACTAATGATCGTGAAGCAGTTCGAAAAATTGTCGAGTCACAGTCAAATTCTATTACTCTTGCTTCCTTGGGGACTTTTAGTACTGGGATTAACATACGCAATATCCATAACATTATATTCGCATCTCCCAGCAAATCACAAATCAGAGTGTTACAGTCCATTGGTAGAGGTCTACGATTGTCAGATGATGGCAGGACTACCAACCTCTATGATGTTGCCGATGACTTAGGATATAAAGGAAAACCTAATTTCACTCTCCAACACAGCGCTGAAAGAGTTAGGATATATAATAGTGAGAAGTTTCCTTATAAGATGCATGAAATAAAAATTTAATGAAAAAAAGAAATGTTAAACAATTTATCCTAACAAACGGACAAGAAATTGTCTGTGATGTAATTGAATGGGCTGAAGATGATTTTTCGGAAATAGTTGTCCGGAATTGCATGGAAATTATTTGGATGCATAATAATGAACAAAGAATATATATGTTCAAACCTTGGATGCATTATCAAGAACTTACTGAAGATTTAATTATTATTAATTCTGACCACATTATATCAACAGCTGAACCTACAGAATATTTGGTATATCAATATGACATCGCTGTTAAAGATATGAACGACTCTGGCGATATTCGTCGTGTTGAATATTCACATGAGAAAAAAATAAAGTATGAAAAACTTGCGACTTATCTTAATGAACTAACAAAAAAGAATGTGAATACATCTATAGTCTCAGATCTAGATTCTGATAAACCTAGTAATATCATTCCATTTCCCCCTTTGATTCATTAGTATATTATCCCTGGCGTGTTAAGCTCTAGGGTAACACATTTTTATAAGAAAGTCAAGCTTGATAAAAAAAAAATTTTATGCGATAATTAATTTATATTTTGATTTATGAGATTTGTTATATGAAAAAAGAAGAGAAACCACATTACGTAAACAACGCACAGTTTTCCCAAGCGGTTGTAGATCATGTAAAGAAAGCCAATGAATTTGTATCACGCGGAGACCCTAAACCCGTGGTTCCAGATTACATAGCCAGATGTTTCCTCAAAATTGCTGAGGGACTTTCGCACAAAGCAAACTTTGTTCGTTACACATATCGAGAAGAGATGGTGATGGACGCTGTAGAAAATTGTCTCAAGGCGATTGACAACTATAATATAGAGACCGCTACACGCACTGGTAAACCAAACGCATTCGCATACTTTACACAGATTTCGTGGTACGCATTCCTACGTAGAATTCAGAAAGAAAAGAAACAACAGGATATTAAACTTCGTTATCTATCAGAGTCGGGACTTGAACAGATAGTTGCAGAAGAGTTTGAGAACAATTCAGCCGCAAAACAAACACAGGCCTTCATCGATGATCTTCGTGAACGTATCGACGCAGTGAAAGACGTTGATGATGCTGTGAAAGGTTATGCAAAGAAAGAACGCAAGAAAAGAACCCGCCACGTTGATTCGGACTTGACAAGTTTCTTAGTTTAGTGTAAAATATAATGAAATTTTGGACTATTTGGAAATACGCTCTTGGCGGATTTTCTGACGACAAAACTGAACCTTATGATGATTATGTTGCACTCTTACGGACTCTTATCGTCGGAGTTAATTTTCTTACATGTTTTTTTATAATGGCAAACGTAGTACATAACTGGTGAATAAATGCTTATAGCAATACTAAATGATACACACTGCGGTATTAGAAATTCTTCTGAAATATTTATGGACTACCAAGAAAAGTTCTATCGCGACGTTTTCTTCCCATACCTCGAAGAACATGGTATCAAAAAAATTTTACATCTTGGAGATTATTATGAGAACCGTACTTCGATTAATTTCAAAGCACTTCATCATAATCGGAGAATATTTCTTAGGCGCCTTAGGGATTTTGGTATTCACATGGATATTATTCCAGGCAATCACGATTGTTATTTCAAAAACACCAATCGGTTAAATGCGCTTAAAGAACTTCTTGGTCACTATATGAGCGAGGTTCGAATTATTGAAGAACCTACAGTTGTTGACTATGACGGGTGTAAAGTTGCTTTACTGCCTTGGATTAATAATGAGAACGAACAAGAGACCCGTGAATTTATACAGAACTGCAAGGCTGATATTTGCGGCGCACATCTAGAACTAAACGGTTTTGACATGCAGCTGGGAATTCCTTGTACAGACGGAATGGAGCCAGGCCTGTTTTCTAAATTTGAAATGGTTCTTTCCGGACACTTCCATACCAAATCGCAACAAGGCAACATTCATTATCTGGGTAGTCAGATGGAATTTTTTTGGTCTGACGTAAACGACAGAAAATATTTTCACGTTTTTGATACAGACACAAGAGAACTCAAAGCAGTGGAAAACCCTATTACTATCTTTGAAAAACTTTATTATGATGATACCAAACCACAAGCGATTAAAAACGTTTCATATCTCGATGAGAAGTTTGTCAAGTTAATCGTGGTTAACAAATCAAAACCAATAGAGTTTGAGAAATTTGTTGATAGAATTAATATGAGAAAAATTCACGGCCTTCAGATCGCAGAAAACTTTCAAGATTTTGCTGGTGCTCAGGTCGATGATGAAAATCTTTCTATTGACAGTACCGATGATTTATTGTATAGTTATATTGATGCGGTCGATACTGACTTGGACAAAGAACGTATCAAATCTCGTGTACGTGAATTAATGATAGAGGCTCAGAGTCTAGAAATTGTATGATTAAATTTCGTCAATTGAAATATAAAAACTTCCTGAGTACAGGAAATTCTTTTACTACTGTAAACCTAGAACTTACCAAATCAAGTTTGATTGTTGGTCAAAATGGTTCAGGTAAATCTACGATGCTTGACGCCCTTTCGTTTGCTTTGTTTGGCAAGGCTCATCGTAATGTTAATAAACCACAATTGGTTAATAGTGTTAACGGTAAGGATTGCGTTGTTGAAGTAGAGTTCCACGCCTTGGGTATGGAATATAGAATCCTGAGAGGTCTTAAACCCGCCAAATTTGAAATATGGCAAGACGGTGTAATGATTAACCAAGATTCTCACGCCAAAGAATATCAAAAAGTTTTGGAACAAAATATTCTAAAACTTAATCATAAAAGTTTTCATCAAATTGTTGTGTTAGGTAGTTCGTCTTTTATTCCTTTTATGCAACTACCGGCTTCTCATCGCAGGGAAGTTATCGAAGATTTGTTGGACATTAATGTATTCTCTAAAATGAATACGGTCCTTAAAGAAAAGATTAACACTCTCAAAGATTCTATCCGAGAGAACGAACACACACTTGAACTAAGTAAAGCAAAGATAGATACACAAGAGGATCATATCTTTGAACTAGAAAAAATCTCTGAATCTGCCAAAAGTAAATATGAAGATGAAATTAAAGAGCAGCAAGCAGAGTTGGCCCGCCTGGAGAAACTCGTTGAAGGGTATACTGATACCCAGATGAGAGAAGTTGAGAAGTTGTTGTTTGCAACTAAAAAACAAATCGACAAGCTCGAGAAGTTTGACTTTCAGTTTGATCAGAAAATTAAAAAGTTTGATAAGGACGTAAAATTCTATGAGGATAACGACACATGTCCCACCTGTGATCAAGAGATCGCCGCTGATACCAAAAGTAAAAAAATCAGAGAGACCTTCGAGTCAAAGGGACAGGTCGAAGACGGCAAACACAAACTCTCTTTCGAAATAGCAAAACACTATGATGAGATGACAAGGAATGAAAACATTCTGTCCGAAGAAACATCTAAGTTTCAAGATGTTGAAATGCATAGACGTGACATTAGTAGACTCAAACGAGAAATACAGAATTTAAGTGATGAATTATCCGCAGGGGGTCAAGACATGGACAGCTTGCAGACCGCAAAGTCTACGCTTGAAGATTTACGAAGATCACGTGAGAAGATTGTGCAAAGGAAAATGGAACTCGCAGAAGAACGAGAATATAATAATGTCATTACCGAAATGCTCAAAGATTCCGGCATTAAAACCAAAATCATCAAACAATATCTGCCAGTTATTAACAAACTCACAAACCAATATCTACAAGTCCTTGACTTCTACGTTCACTTTGACTTGGATGAGGGGTTCAACGAGACGATAAGATCGAGACACAGAGATGCATTCAGTTACTCCTCGTTTAGTGAGGGTGAGAAACAACGCATAGATCTCGCGTTATTATTTACGTGGAGACAAGTGGCTAAAATGAAAAACTCCGTCGCAACTAATCTACTAGTACTTGATGAAACTTTTGATTCAAGTTTGGATGCAGACGGTGTAGAGAATTTGTTGAAGATATTAGACACGCTTGATGATGAGACAAACGTGTTTATTATTTCTCACAAAGGTGAACTACTAGATAATAAGTTTGAGAGAAAGATTGAATTTACGAAATCTAAAAATTTCAGTAAAATTACTTGACATCTTTTGTTTAATTTGGTACTATATATTAACTACAACAACTCACATACACAATTAATATAGGAGTAAAAAATGAGTGAAGTAGAAACACAAACGGATGGTGCACCTCAAAGACCGCAAATTTCATTAATCGATTTGGCTAATGTTATTCAAATCCTTGATGCGGTAACCAGTAGGGGCGCCTTCAGGGGTGAGGAACTAGAAGCAGTCGGCTCGACTAGAAATCGAATCGCTGAGTTTGTTAAAGCTGCAACCCCTGAACAACCAGAAGAAGGTGGACCAGCTGATGCTGATGAAACCGAAGAAGTTGTGGTCGAAGAAGTAACCACTGAAGAATAAAACTTTAGAGAAATTATATTATGGAACTTTCTGAAAAAACAATGTCGGTTCTTAAGAACTATGCGACAATCAATCCTAACATTGTAATTGAAAAGGGTAGCGTGGTAAAAACTATTTCAGAAGCGAAGAATGTTTTGAGTTCTTCTCAACTGGATATTGTTTTTCCCGAAACTTTCGGCATTTATGACCTGAACGAATTTATTAGCGTGTTATCTCTTGTGGATAGCCCACGGTTGAAGTTCGAACAGAACCATGTTTTGGTGGTTGATAACTCTGGACGGTCTAGGACAAAGTATTACTACTCTGATTTAGACATCTTGACAAAACCATCAAAAGATATTATAATGCCTGATGCAGATGTTAAATTCACTCTGGATAGACAAACATTATCAAAAATCAAACGAGCATCCTCTGTACTTGGACACACAGAACTTTCTGTGAACAATTCAAACGGCGTTGTGTGTTTGTCTGTTATTGATAATAAAGATGCTACATCTAATGTTTTTTCTATCGACGTGGACGGAACATTTGGGAAAGAGAGGTTTAATTTTGTTTTCAACATCGGAAACCTGAAAATGGTTGATGGTGATTATGAGGTTAGAATTTCTTCTAAATTAATTTCGCATTTTGTGAATGCTGAAACCGCTACCGAATATTGGGTAGCACTTGAAAAATCTAGTACTTACGGAGTATAAAATAATGTCTGATAATCTTGAACAAATCGCTGATCTTGCTAACAGGGTCACTCGAAGCACAGTTGCTGTAATTGATACAGTTGCCGCACGTGGAGGTTTTCGTGGTGAAGAATTAGCTACGATTGGTCAATTACGTGACCAAAGCATTGCACTGATTCAGTTGCTTGAGAACGAAGGAGAATCTGGTCCAAGTCCAGAACCTATTCCAGATGAAGTATAAATTTTTCTCCTGTTCCTGATGATTTTAGCGGGATTAGCTCAGTTGGTAGAGCGCAACCTTGCCAAGGTTGAGGTCGTGAGTTCGAACCTCGCATCCCGCTCCAATCTTTTTACATTAGGTTCTAAATATTGCGGCGAGTCCGTGACAAGTCTTTCTTCCCGTTAGACTAGCGAGGTTAAACTCCTTGTCGCCGCTCCAATTTATATTATGGATTTTTGACTATGACCGACCAGTTCCTTTTCGTAGAAAAATACAGACCAAAAACAATTGAAGATTGTATCCTTCCACAATCGTTAAAAACTGTTTTTGAAAAAATGGTTGTTAGCGGTGACTTACCCAACATGTTGTTCACTGGAACGGCGGG